TTGACAGAAAAGTCAGAGAGGTTCTTAGCCACATAAGAGCAGCTGAAGCGGAAAAAGCTCATATGAAAAATAGAATAGAAGATGCAGCTCCTCAAGTTTCTGTAGCTACTTAATAAAAAGCTACATCGTTGGAAAAAACCCATCCACATTTAAGGCTCTCTTGCGCTTTATAAAAATCTAGTATATAAATTAATCACTATACAATTAATTAGAACATAGACCCGTATAGTGGACGGCCTAGAGACTATGTTCGGAAAACTAGGAGGATATAATTATGGCTTCAACAACGTTTAACGGACCGGTACGTTCGGAAAAAGGTTTCCAAGTAGCAACTAAAAACGCTACTACGGGAGCAATTACAACTAGAATGAGTTCAGGTATGCCTGACTTAACTGGTTTATCGGTATCAGATGTAGCAACAGCATCTAGTTTAACACTAGCAGCGGACACTATATCAATAGTAAACTACACAGGTGCAGCAGCAGCTGCTTGCACATTACCTGCGGCAACGCAAGGAACTATTGTAGTTTACGCACAAGCAAAAGACACAACTGGTGGAACAGCTACATTAACTTTTGATGCAGCGGGTTCTGATGTTTGGGCAACTGGTTCAGTAATTGAATCAAGAGGCTCATCAGAAGTAACTTTTGATACTTCAGCAGCAGGTGAAACTCAATTAGTTTTCACACCAGCAAACGCAGCAACAAACTTATTCACAACAGGAAGCATGATTGCTTTTATTTGTTATGAAAAAGGAACATGGCACATTGCATCTAAAATGGGTGGCGCAGCTGACGCTACTACTGGTGCATTCGCATTTGCAGCGTAATAATTAATTTAGTGTGGAGCTTCGGCTCCACACTATTAATAGGAGAAAAATATGAGTTCAGATCAGAAGTTTACAAATATAGCTAGCACAGGACAGGTGAAAACTATTTCTGGTGGTTCTGTTAATTTAGGACCTTGCAGAGTAACTTACATACAAGCAAATGGTGTAGCATCATCAGTTGTTGTGTTGAGAGATATTTCATCTGGTAGTACAGGAGATAAAGTTTTTGAAGCTGATTTTGGTACAGAAGGTTTAGATATTTTTGTTCCAGGAAATGGTATCAGATTTGAAAATGGTGTTCATGCAACCATGACTAACACAACGTCTTTGACTATTGGTTACACTGGCTAGGAGTTTAAATGGCTAATACTACTTCAGGAACGGCAACGTTCGATAAAACTTTTGCTATTGATGAAATAATAGAGGAAGCTTTTGAACGTATTGGACAGCAAAATGTTGCTGGCTACCAATTAAAAAACGCCAGAAGAACCTTAAATATATTATTTCAAGAATGGGGCAATAGAGGTATTCATTATTGGGAGATAGATGAACTCAATATGGATTTAATTGAAGGTCAATCAGACTATGATTTTTTTAGATCTAGTGATGATGGTACAAGTGCTGTATCTACACCAGCAAATGTATATGGAATGTCCGATGTTCTTGAAGCACAGTTAAGGTCTAACAGAACTCAAACAACACAATCAGATTCACCTATGACAAAAGTAGATAGATCTACTTATGCAGGTTTTTCTAATAAATTATCTAAAGGAACACCTAATCAATATTGGGTAGAAAGATTTATTGATAAAGTTAGAGTGCACATTTACCCAACACCAGATTCAACAAACGCATCAAAAGATATGCATTTTTATTACATAAAAAGAATACAAGATGTAGGTGACTATACAAATGCAACAGATGTTCCATTTAGATTTGTGCCTTGTATGGTATCAGGATTAGCATATTATCTATCTATGAAGTATCAACCAAATTTAATTCAACAAACAAAACTAGTTTACGAGGATGAGTTTGCAAGAGCGTTAGCAGAAGATGGTTCTGCATCTAGCACACACATTACTCCTAAAGCATATTACCCAGGATCATAATGGCAAAATACGCAACAGGTAAATACGCAAAAGCAATATCAGATAGATCTGGTATGGAATTTCCATACAAAGAAATGGTTAGAGAATGGAATGGTTCATTCGTGCATGTTTCTGAGTTTGAACCAAAACAACCACAATTAGAACCAAAACCAATGAATGGTGATTCTATATCTTTAAGACATGTGAGACCAGATAGAATAGAAACAGCTGTTCCAAAACTTTTACCGTTAAATCCATTTACAACAACAAATGGATCTACAACAATAACTGTTAAAGAACCTGATCATGGAAGATCAACAAATGATAGAGTTAGATTTAGAGATGCAACTGTTGTTGGAGGAGTAGCTGCAGCAACAATAAATCTAGCTGCAGGTTATTTAATTACTAAGGTAAACGATGATAAATATACCTTTGCAACAGCTACAACATCTAGTATAAGTGAAACAGGAGGAGGTGGCTCTGCATCGGCAGGACCAGTGACGGTAACAGCATGATTAAAAAAATAAAAAATTTTATATGTAATTTGTTTGGTATTAAACAGTGTGCATGTCCAGAAAAAGATGAACATCTTCAATTATATGAAGATTCAGCAGAACCAGAAACACCTATGTACACAGATGTTGATGGTAAAGCAGTAAAGTGTGGGACACATAATAGATATAAAAAAAGTTGTCCTATTTGTAAAGAGATAGCAGGAATAGTATAATGTCAGGAATAAGTGCATCAGGATTAAAAACACAAATTAGAAGTTATACTGAAACAGATTCAAATGTTTTAACAGACGCTGTTTTAGAAAATATATTATTAAATGCTCAATATAGAATTATGAGAGATGTGCCTATTGATGCAGATAGAAAACAACAACTAGGTAATTTTGTTGCTGGACAAGAATCTATAAATGCACCCGCTGGATGTTTATTTGTTAGAGGTATACAAGTTTACGATACAGCAGGATCTGAAATTACGGGAGCTAATAGATGGCTAGAGAAAAAAGATTTAACTTATTTACAAGAATATCAGGATGTAACCGGAACCTCAGCTGCTCAAGGTAAACCTAAATATTATGCTATGTTTGGTGGTGCAACGGGTAACACAGACACTACATCTGGTAGAATATTTGTGGCTCCAACTCCAAATACTACGTATAGATTTAGAATTCATTTTAATAAAATGGTGGGTCTTTTAGAAGGTGATAACACTAATTATCTTAGTCTTAACTTTCCAAATGGGCTATTATATTGCTGTCTGTCAGAGGCATATGGGTTTTTAAAAGGTCCGATAGACATGTTGACTTTATATGAAAATAAATATAAAGAAGAAGTACAGAAGTTTGCTAACGAGCAAGTCGGTAGAAGACGAAGAGATGACTATACAGACGGCACTGTTCGAATACCGGTAAGCTCAGTAAACCCGTAGGAGAAAATTATGGCAATAACATCGGCAATATGTTCAAGTTTTAAACAAGAGCTTTTACAAGGTAAACACAGTTTTGAATCTTCAGGTGGACACACTTTTAAATTAGCATTATTTGATAGTGATGCTTCTTTAGGTGCCTCTACAACAGACTATTCAACTTCTGAAGAAATCACAAATACATCTGGAACTGCTTACACGGCAGGTGGTGCAACTCTTACAAACCAAGGAGTTTCGTTATCTTCTACAACAGCATTTACAGATTTTGCAGACGTAACTTATACATCTGCATCTTTCACTGCAAACGGTGCGATGATCTATAATACAACAACAGACGGTGGTTCAAGCACTACTGATGCTGTAGCAATTATTGCATTTGGTGGTGACAAAACAGCAAGTAATGGAACTTTTAAAATTGAGTTTCCAGCAGCAGCAGCTACGACAGCAATCATCAGATTAGCATAGGAGGCCGACCATGTCGGTATCTTCAGGATGGGGCAGGTTCACCTGGGGCCAAGCGTATTGGAACGCAGACACAACTCTTAAAACAGGTTGGGGCGCAAAGTCTTGGGGTGAAGACGAATGGGGTGAATTAAAAGATGCTGTTGCTCAACCTTCTGGTCTTTCTATAACAGCTAGTGTTGGTTCTGTTGATATACCTGATGTAATTTTAACTTTAGCAGGACAAGAATTTACAGCGTCTCAAGGAGAGGCTTTCAATCCCGTTGTAATAGAAACCACATTATCAGCATCTTTTTCTGTTGGAACTATAACTCCAAATGATCAAACACAAGGTTTAAGTGCAGACGCGATTACATCTTCACTAGGATCACCCACAGTTGCCGACATGGTTGTTGGTGTTACAGGTGTATCTTTCACTGCTTCTCAAGGAACTGCGGTTGCACCAAACGATACTGTTCAACCATCGGGTCTATCAATAACTTCTGAACAAGGAACTGCGATCGGATCATCTAATCAAGAGGCAGATTTAACAGGTCAATCAGCCACTGTAAGTTTAGGAACAGTAACAATACCAAATGATACAGCTTTAATTTCTGGTGTATCAGCTTCATTTAGTTTAGGATCTATTGTAGGTTTAGGAGGAGCTGTAGCTTTACCAACAGGACAGTCTTCTACAGCCTCTGTTGGATCATTAACTGTAGAAGAAGCTTTAGGTTTAACAGGCCAATCATTTAGTGCTAGTGTAGGATCAATATCTTTAGTAGATATTCAGGTTGGATTAACGGGTCAATCAGCAACATTTAGTATAGGAGCTGTTGATATATTTGCTTACGGCGATGTTGACACTGGCTCAAATACGTCTTATAGTAATGTTTCAACGGGTTCGAATGACTCTTATTCGGATGTTGCAACAGGATCAAATACAAGTTATAGTGACGCTGCATAGGAGAAAAATATGGCATCAACATACACACCGTTAGGTGTAGAACTTCAAGCAACTGGTGAAAATGCAGGAACTTGGGGAACAAAAACTAATACAAATTTACAAATCATCGAACAAATATCGGGTGGTTATACAACTCAAGCTGTCTCTGATTCAGGGGACACAACTCTTTCAGTATCTGATGGTTCAACAGGTGCAACTCTTTCACATAGAATTATAGAATTTACAGGTTCTTTAACTGGAGCAAGAAATGTAACAATACCTTTAGATGTACAAAATTTTTATTTCTTAAAAAATGCAACATCAGGTTCTCAAACTGTAACATTTAAATACGTTACAGGTACAGGAACTTCAGCTGCGG